CGCCGGGGAAGAAGCCTTCACGGATCCAACGCTCAATGGTTTTAATATGCCGTCCCGTGCGAGCGGCGATATCACTTTTGCCGAGAATCTGTTTGGTCATTTTTATCCTCCACGGGGTTACTTCTTCTGACCTCTTCCAAAGCGATCAGTACTTTAATGCGGTTCTCGATACACTCTTGCAGCGCGGTCCAAAAGCTAAAGTTATATCTGACGGGAGTCTCATAATACTTTTTGACCGTCGCTCCGAGCACCCCTTTATCTTTTAGGAAGCAGGCGTACCAGTATGAAAGCTCATGTCTTTCTGAGTCCGACAAACGCAAGGAGAAGTGGCTTTCCGACTGTCTTTTCAGGTACCACAAAGCTTTTTTAAGGTCCTGTACCTCCGAGGCGCCCTCCTTGTGTCCTGCCCTAAAGCAGTATTTGATGGTGTTCCCGAGGCAAAAGGGCAGACGCTCGCAGAAGTCAATGGGTTCGAGCTTGATGGACTGCTCTTCATAATGCGCAGGATGGTTGACAAGATCAGACATGGCAAATCTCCTTCAAATCCATTTTCATAAGACGGGCCTTTTCTTCAAGCAACTTCTTGTATCTGGTCATAGCCTTGAACTGCTGCCATAGGTTTTTGTGGAGCTCCGGATCAATGGGTGCAGTCTTGCCTTGCTTGATTGCCCACAAGAAGTTACCGAGTTTGTTCTTTCTGATTGCCAGCTGCTGATACTCTGCAATCATCCGCTCCTCAACACTTCCGGAGAGCATGAAGTCGATGGTGTCCTTGAGGTCGAGCTTATCGCTCTGAGAGCACTGAAGCTCTTCATCGATTCTGTCTAGCTGGCGGTCACACTTTGCATCCATGAGTTTCTCAACTTCGGTCTTAAACTCAGGGTCGCTTTCCATCAGGTACTCGACTTGTCTGGCAAGAACCAGCACATCGGCAAGCTCCTTCATGCAGTCAACTGCCGCGGCATCTCTCTTTTCTTTGAAGCGGTTGCGGCCTGTCTTGCTTAGCAGTCGGTTGTATACGTTCCACTTGGCAGAAGCCGCACTGTATTCTGAGCACTCTTCTGCCAGTTTTAACAATTGGGTTCCCAGACCATAATGGTCTGCAATCAATATCAATTTATCCTTCATTCTTATAACCTCTGAAAAACTCTTCCACGTTGGGTGCGCCTAGCTCCTTCAGGCGCTTGATGCTTAAAGAATAGGCATACCCGTCGTAACGAGTAGGGCCCATAAGTTCCTGATAGATGATGCCTTGTAGCTTCAAAGCCTTAAGAGCTCTTCTCAGCGTCTCGTAGGCCAGACCTGAGACCTCCTGCAAACGGGTCAATGTCACTCTGCCTCGAAGGTTGACGTTGTAGAGAAAGAAGTAGAGCAGAACCCGTGCAGAATAAGGAAGGTCCTTCCTTCTTAGACACCAATCAGGCAACGTCTCTATTGGTTTTCTGCGTTTCGCGAGTGCCATTGGCTGGCCTCCTAAAGTGGCGCTGATTAAGCACGGCTCTTGCTGAAGAGGCGATCTCTTTAACGCCGTGCTCTGTACTTTTAGCGTGCTGTTCGTCCACGATCTGAACTGCTGCTAGGAACTCCCGGACCGTTCTTTGAGGTGCAAGCTCGAGCGCCTCTTTGAGCACCTCAACAATCTCCGCGCATACACCCTGAAGGTCTTTCAGCTCTTCGGCTCGGGCAACGTAATGGGCCGTTACTCCGCTGCGCTTTCTTTGCACGATGTTTGCCTGAGCATGAAGGGCCTTGTAATGACGCTCGCGAAACTCAGCGACTGCCGCCTCCTGACCTTTGAACTTCCGGTCAAACATCAGCATGCCGCCCCAGTTCAACAGGTCCTGGAGCTGATGCATCTGGTCGTCCGTTGCCGTACCTCGAGGGAGAACGATCTCTGCTACAAGACCGATTTTGTTAATGATGTCTTTAATCTCGTTGATCCATTCTCTTGGGTAAAAGCATCCGGAGCAATGGACGGGTCTTGCTTTGTACGGCTTACGCGGCTTTTTGTTCTTTGCCATTTTCTTGCTCCTTTGCCCGCCGTTCTTTTTTCTTGAAGGCGATCCACTCGCGGTTTCTCGCGTAATAGTCCTTTTGATAATCCTTATCGTCTGAGCTGAGTCCGGAGTATCTTCTTTCGTATCCAACCATTAGTGCACGGTGGTAGGAGAGATGGATTGTGTAGTGCGCTAACCCTAACTCTTCCTCGATCTCATAAGGGGTTCTTCCGGCTGTAGCGAGTATTCGCACTTGTTGATCAATCGTCAGCATGCTCCTCTCCTAAGATTTCCTGCTTCCTGTCGAGAAGTACATCCAGTACGTCCCGCTTGGTTGCCAGTCTTTCTTTGACTGCCTCGTCGAGCGTTCCTTTGGCTATAAGGTAGTGAACGAAGGTCGGACGATCATGGCCTGCCTGAGCCTGACGGACCGCGCCGATACGTTCAATGATCTGATCGTGTAATTCGAGTGACCAGGTGCAGGAGAAAAAGACAAGGATGTTGCCTCCATCCTGCAAGTTAAGTCCGTGACCGCAAGATGCCGGATGAGCGAGCAGCAACGGGACCTTTCCTTCATTCCAATCACGAATAGTCTGCGGTGACTTGTCGAGCACTCGGGCGAAAGGGAAGGCCTGACGGATACGTTCCACCTCATGTCGATAACTGTAGGCGCACAGCACCGGCGCACCATTAGCTTCTTCAATAACAGACCCCAAAGCTTCGATCTTTGCAGTGTGGATGATGTTGTACCCTTCGCCGTTTTCAGTGTAGACCGCACCGCTTGCCATTTGCAGCAGGCGATTAGTTTTGACCGCAGCGTTTGCGGCCGTAATTTCTTCTCCGCTTGCAAGTTCAAGATAGAGCTCACGAGCGAATTTCCTGTACTGACGCATGACGTTCTTAGGTAGTTCAACCACAATGTCATTAAAAATATTTTTCGCCACATCAAAATAGTCCTCAGGGTTTACGGTTATCGCAACGTCAGAGAGAAGGGCTCTAATCTTTTGGTCTGATCCTTCAAAAGGCCTCCACTCACACCAGCGCTGAGCCGCTCCTCCATGCGCGATCGGATAGAAATATTTCTTTTGGAAGGCCGAGAATGACTTGCCGAGTCTTTTGCCTTTGTCGATAAACCAAAGCTGTCCCCAAAGATCGAGCAAGCCATTCGGCGCCGGAGTTCCCGTAAGTTCAATGAAACCTTGAGATCGGTAGGCAACAGAAGCGAGAATCTTTGCTCTCTGCGTGCCCTGACGAGAGCGGAAACCCTTGAGACGCGTGGCCTCATCCACAACAATCAGATCAAACTTCCACTTATCACCGCAATAATTGACGAGCCAGGGAATATTTTCATAATTGATCGTATAGATGTCTGCCGACATCTCGTACGCCTGTGCTCGCTGACGCTGGTTGCCGCAAACAACCGATACTCGGAGGCCTTTGAAGTCAGTCCACTTTTTGAGTTCATCCGGCCATGTGCTTTGAGCCACACGTAACGGAGCAACGATGAGCGCCTTGAGCTTCGGGTGCTTAAGCCTAATCCGACGGATGGCTTCCAGGGTGGCAGACGTTTTGCCGAGCCCCATGCCTGCGTAAACGGCACAGCGTTTTCGGCTCATGATGTGCCGGATGATCTTTTCCTGATACGAGCGTGGAGTGTATTTCATAAATCCCTCGTTACGTCCATACCTCCGAAGAGTCCCCAGCAGATGGCCGTCTTGACCGACTCTTCGTTACTGCAGACGAAGACTTCAAAGCCTCCTTCTTCTGAAAGGAGATCAATCATGCGCTGCTGTGGAGGTGAGAGCTTGCCGCGCTTCGGAGCTTTGAGCTCAATCAAAATATGCTTGCCGTCTCGCATGAGAAGCCAATCCGGTGCGCCGATTGTTCCTTCAAACGATAGCTTGTAGGCGGTGATGTGGAGCTTCTTGCAGAGCTTCTTTAGGAAAAGTGTGTTTTGTCCTTCAGGCGTTGTCATGCCGCGTCTCCTTCACCAAACCACAATTCAATCGCTTGTAACAGCAGCTCATAATGCTGTTTGATTTTCGGATTATCTGCATGGGACTTTTCGGAGGCCTTTCTAAACTCTCCAATCGTTCCTCTGAAACAATCCCTCGTAAGTTCGACTGAGCCGTCTTTTGTTCTGTATGCGGTCAGTGTTCCGATATTCCTTCCGACGCCGGTAAAGATCTGACAGTCGCGCTCTTGTTTAATTTCAGCTTCACCGCGGACTCGAGCATCGCCACAGACCCGAGCATCGCCACAAACCTGAGCCATGCCGCAGACTTGAGCGTTTCCATAGACCTTAGCATTGCCGTTGACCTGGGCACTGCCATAGACCCAAGCACCACCGTAGACCTGAGCGTTTCCGTAGACCCTAGCATTGCCGCTGACCCACGCGTTCCCGCCGACCCAGGCGGTGCCGTTGTGACAAAGGTTCTCTTCTGATTTAATGTAACCGCCTAGATCACCGGCTTTTACGCCACTGAAATCTCTCAGCGCTTTTATTCGGTAGAGTATGTGTGTGCCTATAAGAAGTGAATCGGCTTTGATAATTTCATATTTCTTAATCATTTTATTCGCCTGTTAGTAGGTTCCTTTTCCGCCGAGACATCTGTATCCATCAGTGCCGAAACGACACGACCTGCACGAGCGAGGTACTCTGCGTCTGCCGCTGAAACGGTTGCCTTAAACCCATAGCTTTCGACAGTTACGGAGATTTCAGAACCGATGTGTCCGTCGCCGTAAGTATCGTCGGGGTGGTCAAGCTTTTCGCCGTATACGATTTCAGCTTTTTTCAGCTTTTCGAGATTCATTTGCTTTTCTTCTCCTCCTCGTAGGGCTTCGGGAATGCCCTGAACGCTCGAACGCGCTGCCGCGCATTCAGCCCCCAGTTATCGCTAGATGGGTGATACCAATCAACTTCAACTTTTACTTTTCCACCACATTCCGGGTCTTCAAGCGTTACCAAATACCAGCCTTCGGAGGGCGGTGTTACTTCGGGATATGGGTTCCATTGGTCGGGCGTGTATTCAGGCGCAATGACCAGGTTGGCTTTTTTAAAGAAATAAATGCTCACATCCACGCCTTTAAGTAAGTCGTGGGGCTTACAAAAATACTCGTTATTTCTGTCTGCCGATAGAATTATGACGTCACATAAATTTCCCCACTGCCTCTCGATCTGCGCTTGAACTGACGCCTCGTGAAAGCCTTCGTAAAGCCACTTCTCTAACTCCGGGTTTTTAAACGAAATCTTCATTTGTTGGCCTCCAAAACATAGCGCTTGAAATAAGACTGATGGCTTTGTATTTCCCTCTGAATAACGTCGTTGTAACCAGCTTGGTAGCCGCGGGCGTAAGCAGATTCTTTAGCGGCCTTGGCGCCCGCTTTGTAGCCTTCTTCGTATGCACCCTTGGTCTCGTCTTTTTCTGTGGTCATTTGTTTTTCTCCAGCTGAGACTCCACACAAAAAACGAGTGCTTCGTCCAAATGTTTCTTAGCTGCTATAACTTTTTCGACCAAAGTCCTAACATCAACTAATTCTCCAGAACCTCTTTTGACTGCAAGATTTTTAATTTCGCCTAGGTCTCTTTCTGCAAACTCAACAGCGTTAAAAAATAATGAAACGTTTGAAGTTCTTGTCTTTAAAATTTCAAATAAATCCTTTTTGGAGTTTTCCATGTTTATCCCTTCCTCATATACGTGCCCGCATTGCGGAACAAAAACGGCCAGACAGGTTCACAGAGTCATAGAAACAGAGCTTGAGCCCTTCGATGTCTATAAATACGTTAAATACAATCCGGGTTATGCAGATAGAAATGTGACGTTGGAAGATGTGGCTAAAGTGTATGACCCCGACTTTATCTGCATTACACACTGTCTTGATTGTGGAAAGCCAGTTTTGTGGAGGGAAGGAGGCATTGTTTGGCCTGTTCGAAAAGGTATGTCTCCGGTAGAAGAAATGCCGGGCGAGGCTAAAGAATTTTTCAACGAGGCGCAAAGCATCCTCTATCTTTCTCCCCGCGCAGCATGTGTTCTTCTTCGTTTGAGTCTTGACAAAATTTGCGATGAACTGGGGGTAGAGCAAGGTAACCTGTTTAATAGAATCGAAAAACTTAATCTCTCTCCCAGACTTAACAAACTTTTCCACGTTTGTAGAAAAATTGGAAATGAGGGTGCTCACGGAAGCATTTTTGATTTTTCTATTGCAAACCCTGAAGCTCTCGAACTCGCACGAGCCAGCTCTGCCTTCATCAACTTGCTTTCGGCTGAGATATTTACAGTCGAGGAAGCTCTGAACCATTATGCAAGCAGGATCGACGAGATAAAAGATCTTGGTAAACAGTGAAAGATTACGGTCAATGTTCATTTCACGCCTCTTTATTACCAACAAAACAGACAGATCAGCCACATGAGTGAGGCGCCGACTGCCGCACCGAATGAAAAATAGAAAACCTTGTCGTTCATTTAGTTTCTCCCTGCTACCTCAATCTCTTCTCGCTTCTTCTGAAAATCTCTTCTGTTGTAGTAGTTTCAGGTAGGACAGGGTCACTAATCCGCGGACCCAACTCAAACGGTTGTGTACGTTCTTTGTCGTCCGGGGCTGATAGAAAGTCGGAGAGCGCGGTGCCTAAGCTAAGATTCGGAATATCCGGACGCTTATCAGAAAAGGTAAGGTACATATCCCCCTTAAGGTAAATGCGAAGTGCCCTCTTAGCCGGATATACACCGAAGTATTTGATTTTGTCGGCATTAAAAAAGAAGGTGACATTCTCGTCGTACCCGTGTCTTGAGACCTTTTCCGTGAATTTCAGAATCTTCATTTGGTTTTCTCCTTTATTCCTTCCTGTATCTGTATGATTCAAACCCTGCTGCAACAAGTGGGAGTCCTTCAGCCCATGTCGGCAGCGTCGACATAAGCTCCTCCATCTGTCGATAATTTCGTGTTTCGTCATCAGGTATCTCGCATATGTACTCGTCGTGTACAGATAGAACGATCTCGTACCCGGCCTCCTCTAGGCGAGGGCCCGCTTCAAGCAGCAGATCGCAAGCTACGGCCTGCGTCGCGTTTTCAACTAAGCGTCCCCCGTAGGTTTTTATGGGCTTCCACTTTTTTGAGTACTGCTCAATGCCGTAATAGGTCATGTCACAGTGATCGCTGGAGAGGGCCGGCGCCGGATAAACCAGTTTTCTTCCCGAGGGCAATCGGACATACAGATAAGCACCTTGCCTTTTGACGGATAACTTTTTGCCTGCATTAAAGATGCGGTTAGGTGTTCCGATTGCTTCTTGGCAAGCATTGCCTAAAGCTTCCCAAAGCGCAGTGATGTGACTGTTGGCTCGTCGCCAAGCATCTGCAACAGAAGAGAAGGCCACCCAAGTTTCAGGCGTCATGTCCTCGACAAGTCCCTTTTTAATCGCCCAGTCGAGCTTTCCTTGGTTCTGGATCCACAACGACGGGTCGACAGCCTTGCGAATAGCAGCGACCATTTCTTCGACATCGATGTGGAAGTTTTCCACGAATGTTAAGAAGGCCTTTGGTCCGCCTTGATAGCCCATGGCGAGTTCCAGCACTTTTCCCATCTGTCGTTGAGCCTTCGTGACTTTTTCCGGATCAACGTTGAAAGTTCTGCCATAGGTAAGCTTGTAAAGGTCATGTCCTTTATGAATCAGCTCACCTTTGTCGTTTGTCGCCCAATCAAAGTCCCAGCCGTCCCTATACGGCAACTTCCATTCTTTGCCTTTGGTTAGCAGAGTGTCGTATTCCATGAAGGCATTAAGTTTCCATGTCTCTCCTGCGAGCCACGCCAGCACACGCCCTTCAACGTTTGAGTAGTCTGCGATGCAGAGCCTCTTTCCTTTCGGCGCAACAATAGCGCCTCGCACGCAATTGGATAAAACTTCTCCCGGATCAGCCCAAATATCTACAAGACAATTGTTTTTGAGAGACCAAATAGCGAGTTCAATTTCATCATTTGCAAGCGTCGGACGGGCCAGATTTTGAGGCTGGAAGTGTCGTCCCGCATATCGTCCGGTACGGGCTGCACCGCGGAACTGCATGGTCCCTTTAAGCCGATCTCCGACGACAATTGACTCGATCTTTTTAAATTTCGCAACGGAGTTTTTGGCCGACTTCACACGGTTGCGCAGATGCTCTTTGACTTCCTCAGGCACGTCCGGGTCGTCCAGCCGCTTATTTATTTCTGCTTTTGTGAAAGAGGTCATCTGCAGGCTGTAGCGTTCGTTTAGCCACTTCAGATATGCATCCCTCTGAGTTCCTGCGGAGACCTCACCGCCTGTGAGTTTCTTTGTTTTCTCAGCAAGAAGCTTTTTATTGAGTTCTGCAGTTTGAATCGCACCGTGCACTAAGTCCATATCTACGCAGATACCGCGGCGGTTAATAACTGCATCCAAGACCTGAAGCTTTTGCTCCATAGGCGTGCAATTTACTTTTGGAAGTCGTTTATAAACTTCTCGCATGGACTCGATATCCAGACGGCAGTAATTGATAAACTTCGCCCAATCTTCCGGATTAGTCTGTTTATTCCTGACTTTTCCAGAGGGTGTTGGTTTGCAAAATAGATTGATTAAACGCAGGCCGTCTTTGTCTTTTGCCTTATCCTGAGGCAGTCGGAAAACTTCACATAACCCTGCGAGGTTCCCGGGAAGGCCATGCTGATAGGCAATGAGCATGGTGTCCACTAACGTCTCAAGCGGCAATGTGGGGCCTCCGTTGGTCTGATAAGAGAGGAAGACGGTATCGAACGCCTGTCCGTTTTGCCATACGTGAAGCCGTTTTCCTAGTCCGACCTCTTCAAGTGCTTTAAGCAGGTCAGGCGGCATTGGTTCATTGTGTACGTCCCAAACTTTGGCGGGTGCATCATCCAAGGCATAGCCCCAAAGCAGGACTCGGGCGTCCGGGCTGGCGGCATAAGCATGCGTGCCGCGGGTTCTTAAATTGACGGAACTGAAAGTTTCTAGGTCAAAGTAGGCAATAGGTAGAGAATCCATTCAAGTGTCTCCGATAAAAATTTGGAGGCAGAACGTGCATAGAAGCGCTCTTCTATTTAGAACCGGTGGTAAAGGCTATGACACGCCTGTAGCCGGCCCGGGGAAGCGTCCCCGACTGCACACGTCCTTACCTTATCAAGAGGCACTCGAATGAATGCCTCTATGATAAAGCATCTGCCTTAATTACCAGGGGTCTTCCTCGTTCTCAGGCATGTTGCCGACGGTCGATTGGGCGGACAGGTCAGGGAAGTCTCCGTCTTCAACTCTTACGCCGCCTTTACCGAACGGCTCTCCGGATTTCAGAAATTGCAGGGCGCACAGATCGCATCCGACACCCGTAACAACTTGGTCGTAGCAGAAAAATGAGAGCTTGACGTTAGCAACACATCCGTCAGTGATAGCCTCCGGATCGTCTTCTGTTGTTGCACGTCTCCAGTCGAGGCCGCACGTCTGGGGAGCCAAATTCTTTCCGCCCTGACCGTTCTTTCCTCTGTATTCTTTGCGTTTGGCGTTGATAGCGTAATAAGTCTCTCCGGTGTTTTCGTCTTCAAATTCTCGGCAGCACATGTTTTTGGGAGAATTCGTGGCGATTTTCTTAAGCATCTGAGTTGCTTTTTGCCCCCATTTTTCTTGAGCAACCTTGCTGATCAGATCTTTAACCTGATCAAACTGCTCCTTAGAAATGCGAATCTGAGCGCTCCATTCCTTCAGTTTGGAGACTTCTTCCTCAGTCTTGTCTTCCGTTCCATAAGGACGGACAGGGGTGTAAACGTGAGGGAAGGCAATACGTACGTCTTTCAGTACGATAACGTTGGTTTTCTTAGTCATTATGACTACTCCTTAAAGTATTGTGGACAAGACCGTTTAATGGTTTGGATGGCCTTATCGATGGCGGCAGTGCGTTCTTTGGAATAAGGTCTGCCTGTTTTTGCCGCTCGCTTAAGAAGGTCTTGAGCAAACGGCGGTAAAAGCTGGTTTCTATCCTTGGGTTGCTGTTGGTTGATTTCCATCACCGTTATCCTTGAAATCGTCTTCTTCAAATCCCAGAGATAACGCAGGCGCAGGATCCGTGATCGGAACGAGTTTCGGTGCTCCTTCCTTCCGGACAATGAGCTCTTTAAGCTGCGGCCACTGAGTTTTTAAGCCGATGACGGTTCGCTTACTTTCTTTGTTTTCCGGGTCTAGAAGCTTCTTACAAAGCTTTTCAGCCTGAGTAGGACTGATCACTTTGCGGACATACATATCATCTTGGCGAACCTTGAACTTCTTCAGAAGTGCTTCGGCTTCGGCTGCATCTTTCCAAGTGCGGTTTCCGAGACCTCCGGCCACAAGCTTCACTCCGGGTACGTTTTTGCCCTTGAGGATTCGATCTTTGATTTCTTCCTCGACGTCTTTGAAGTACTTCTCAAACATCGGGATGCTGTTGAAAATTCGACCGAGCATCTCGGCTTCACTAATGGCAGGCGCCGGAAGCTCGACATCGAGAGAAAGGGCAGAACTGAGGGATTGA